AGGCCAGAAGGCTTTGTCATATACGCTACCACGCAGTCGGATGACCCGCCGGCTGGAGTTTTCAGGCAGAAACTTCAGTACGCCAGGGATGTCCGCGACGGAAAAATAGACGACCCGAGGTTCGTGCCGATTATCTATGAGTTCCCGGACGACATGATCGAGCGCCGGGAGCATTTGAAGCCAAAACACTTTCACATCGTCAATCCCAATATTGGGCGGTCGGTCGATGAGGACTTTCTTGCGCGAGAGTTCGAGAAGGCCAAAGCCACCGGCGAAGGGTCGTTGCGCGGGTTTCTCGCCAAGCACCTGAATGTCGAAATCGGCATGAACCTGCGTTCGGACCGCTGGGCCGGCGCGGACCACTGGGAAGCCGCTGGTCGTGAATGGCTCACGTTCGACGAGCTGCTGGACCGTTCGGAGGTGGTGACGCTCGGCGTAGATGGTGGCGGCCTGGACGATCTGTTGGGTGCCGCAGCGATTGGTCGGGAAAAGGACACTGGCCGCTGGCTCCTCTGGACACGGGCCTGGGTGCATAAGTCGGCGTTGGAGCTGCGTAAGGAAATCGCGCCCAGGCTGCAGGACTTCGAAAAACAGGGCGATCTGGTGATCGTCGGGCAGATTGGCGACGATGTCCGTGAGTTGGCCGAATTGTTCCGGCAGGTCTATGACCGGGGCCTGTTGCCGGAGAAAAACGCCATTGGTATGGATCAGATCGGGATCAACTTCGAAGAACCGTTCGACGATGCGGGGATCCCGGCCGAGCTGCTGGTGGGCATTACCCAGGGTTACCGGCTGGGCGGCACGATCAAGACTGTGGAGCGCAAGCTCGCCGAAGGCACGTTCGTTCACGGTGGCCGGCCCATGATGGCCTGGTGCGTGAGCAACGCTCGGATCGAGCCGCGCGCCAATTCGATTCTGATTACCAAGCAGGCCAGCGGCAAGGCGAAGATCGACCCGGTCATGGCCATGCTCGATGCGGCGCAACTGATGACGATGAATCCATCGGCCAAGCCAATTTCAGTGTACGAAACACGCGGCATCCGATTCATTTAGGGACGCACATGGGACTTTTGAACCTCTTCCGGAAGAAATCGCCGGAGGCACAGGCTCGCCCGCGTGCCGAGTATTCGGGGCAAGCCTTTTCGGGAGTGGATGACGAGCCGGTGCTGGGATACATCCGGAATTCGCAGAAGACTGCCGCATCCCTGCGGAACATGGCCGCGCTGCGCTGCGTGTCGCTGATTTGCGAGTCGATTGCGAGGTTGCCGACCAACGTCATCCATTCGGGCCCGGAAAAGGCGCTGGCCACGGATCATCCGGCGTACCGGCTGCTCAAGCTCAAGCCGAATGACTGGCAAACGCCGTATGAGTTCAAAAGCCAGATGCAGCTTTCCACGCTGATGCACGGGAACGCCTATGCCCGCATCATCTGGTCGCGCGGTGCGCCGGTGCGGCTCGTGCCGCTTCCCTTTGAAAGCGTGGACGCGACATTGGGTGACGACTGGCAGATGGCTTATACGTACACCCGCAAAAACGGCGGCGTCGTGACGCTGACGCAGCGTGAGGTGCTTCATTTGCGCGATCTGAGCCTGGACGGGGAAACGGGGCTCTCGCGCATGCGCCTAGCTTGTGGCGCTATCAAGCTCGCTCGGGATGCGGAGCGCGCGGCGGCCAAGATATTCGAGACGGGCACGATGGCGGGCGGCGCGCTCGAGGCACCGAATGCGCTCTCGGATGCCGCGTTCGCACGCATGAAAGCCTCGTTGCACGACGAATACAGCGGGTCGGAGAACAGCGGCAAGTGGATGCTGCTGGAAGAAGGCACCAAGGCCCACGAATTTTCTGCGACGGCCAAGGAATCGCAGCATATCGAAAATCGCAATGCCCAGATCGAAGAGGTTGCCCGGGCCTTTGGCGTTCCGCGCCCTCTTCTGATGATGGATGACACGTCCTGGGGCTCGGGGATCGAACAGCTGGGCATCTTCTTCGTCCAGTACGGCCTGTCGCACTGGTTCACCGCGTGGGAACAGGCCATCGCCCGATCGCTTTTCACCGACGCCGAGCTCGGCCAGCTGTACGTCAAGTTCAACGAAAAAGCGCTTCTGCGCGGCACGTTCGCCGATCAGTTCAATGGATTCTCCCAGGCGCTCGGCGCGGGTGGCCACGCGCCCTGGATGACGCAAAACGAGGTGCGCGACACGCTGGATATGCCCGAATCGGACGATCCGGATGCCGATCTGTTGCGCAATCCGATGACACAGAAGGAACCAACTCATGAGCCTGCTCAAACTGCCTGAATTCAAGGCTGCCGCGATCAGCCGCATTCAGTTCGACGCCCGGCCTGACGCGCTGGAACGCTGGGAACCCGATGTGCGCGCGGCTACGACGGACGACGCCTCAATTTCGATCTACGACACCATTGGCGAGAACTGGGACGGCTCTGGCGTGACCGCGAACCGTATCAGCGCCGCCTTGCGCGCCATTGGCAGCCGAGACGTGACGGTCAACATCAATTCCCCGGGTGGCGACTTTTTCGAGGGGGTCGCCATCTACAACCTGCTGCGTTCGCATGCTCACAAAGTCACAGTGCAGGTCATGGGCCTGGCCGCCTCGGCCGCATCGGTCATCGCCATGGCGGGCGACGACATTCTGATGGGGGACGGATCGTTTCTCATGATCCACAACGCTTGGGCCGTAGCGATTGGCAACCGGCACGACCTTGCCGATGCCGCGGAACGACTTGCGCCCTTCGATTCCGCCATGGCAGATGTCTATGCCGCACGCACCGGGATGGACAGCAAGCAAACCGCCACGATGATGGACAAAGAAACCTGGATTGGGGCGAGTCAAGCCGTGGAAGACGGCTTTGCAACCGGGCTCATTCAGGCTGATGACATTACCCATGACGCCTCCGCGACTGGTGAAAGAAAGTATCTCGCCATGGTGGAAGCATCCATGGCCAAAGCAGGCCATTCGCGCGCCGCGCGCCGCGAGGCCTTCAAGAATCTGTTTCACGGTACGCCGGGCGCTACCGTGACTGCCATGCCGAGCGCTGGCGACACCGCAGCGATGCTGCAATCGTTAATCGCCACTATTCAGGAGAACTGACATGGCACATAGCAATATTCAACGCGGCCTGATGGCCGTGCGAGCCGAAGGCGCCCAGCCGGACGTCAAGGCAACCGTTGAGGCATTGAACAAGGCCTTTGCCGACTTCAAGGCCGCCAACGACGAGAAAATCGAGGCGCTCAAGAAAGACCGCGCAGTCGGTGACGTGACCGCCAAGGTCGAGAAGATCGACGCGGAGATCGTGAAGCTGCAGGCCGCCGTCGATGAGGCCAACGTCAAGATGGCAGCTGTCGAGATGGGTGGAGCTCCCGCTCGCGTGAAGGATCGTGAATACACGAATGCCTTCGAGGCGCATATGCGCAAGGGCGCCGTCCAGGCTGCGGCGTCTGGCACTCTGGATAAGGGCGCTGACAGCGATGGCGGTTACCTGGCCCCCGTGGAATGGGATCGTTCCATCACTGACAAACTGGTGCAGGTTTCGCCGATGCGTCAGATCGCCCGCATCCAGACCATTTCCACCAATGGGTTCAGCAAGCTCTTTAATACGGGCGGCCTGACCTCGGGCTGGGTGGGTGAAACGGCTGCGCGCACCCAGACGGACACCCCGACGTTCGGATCGCTCACGTACAACACGGGCGAGATCTATGCGAATCCGGCTGCCACCCAGCAGCTTCTGGACGATGCGCAGGTCAATCTCGAATCCTGGCTGGCCGGTGAAGTGCAGACCGAATTCGCCTATCAGGAAGGCAAGGCTTTTGTCTCGGGCGACGGTACCAACAAGCCCACGGGCTTCCTGCAGTACGTCACCGGCGGGACCAAGGCCTCCACGCATCCGCTGGGGGCTATCGGCGTCACGACGACCGGTACCGCGTCGGTGATCGGCGCCGATGACATCCTAACGCTGATCTACAGCCTGCCGTCGGCTTTCACGGGCAACGCACGGTTCGTCATGAATCGTGCCACCCAGGGCGCGATTCGCAAGCTCAAAGACAGCAACGATGTCTATCTGTGGCAGCCGTCGTATTTGGCCGGTCAGCCCGCAACCCTGTGCGGCTTCCCGATCACGGAAATGCCTGATATGCCGGATATTGCGGACAACGCACTGGCGGTAGCGTTCGGGGACTTCCAGCGCGGCTACCTGATCGTGGATCGCATGGGTGTTCGGGTGCTGCGTGATCCGTACAGCAACAAGCCGTACGTCAACTTCTACACGACCAAACGTGTGGGCGGCGGCCTCCTGGATCCGGAGCCCCTGAAGGCACTCAAGATCAAGGCGGTGTAATTTCTTGAGCGACAGGCGGGGCGGCTTCGGTCGCCCCGTTGCATTTTGGAGTGAGTATGAAGTTCACGAAGCCATTTCGCTATGTGCGTGACGGGGAAATCTACCCGGTCTCGTTCAACGAGGGCGACGAGTGCCCGCCGGATCTGATCGATGCGGCCCGCGCTCATGACGCGCTCGAAACATCTGAAGTGCCCAAGGTGAAGCGCCGTGTCGCTACTGACGCTTGATCAGGCCCGCGCGCATTGTCGGCTGGAACCGGACTATCCCGATGACCAGTTGCAGCCCTATCTGGACGCCGCGGAGAGCTATGTTATTGGTCACCTGAACCGCGCTGTCTATGCCGACGACACGGCCCTGGCAACGGCGCAGGCTGGCATGGCCGCGGCGGTTGGCACTGCCTATACGGCCTATCAGGACGCGCTGACTGCAGCGCGGGCAATGGACAACCCCGCGCAGCAGACTGCGGCAATCAATATCGCCGAGGCGCAATACGCAGCAGCAAACCAGGATGCGGCCCGAATTCAGCGGGGAATTGTGGTCAACGGCGCCATCGAAGGTGCCATATTGCTCACGCTTGGCAACCTGTTCGCCAATCGTGAGGCGGATGTGGTGGGCCTGCAGGTCTCGGCGCTTCCCTCGGGAGTGCGGGAGCTGTTGCGCCCGTTTCGAACTGTGAGCATGCCGTGAGAGCCGGATCGCTGAACCGTCGCGTGACGATCCAGCGGCACGTCACGGGCACAGACGAGCTCGGCGGCCCCATCGACACCTGGGAAGACGTAGCCACGGTCTGGGCCAATATCCGGCACCTGAGCGGGGCCGAGTCGATCCGAAGCGACGCCGATGTTTCGATCGTGAAGGCGAGCATTCGCATCCGGTACCGGACGGACGTGACGGCGGCCATGCGCGTGGTGTACGGCACGACGATCTACGACATTCAGGCTGTGCTTCTGGATGCTGTCGGCCGGGAATACTGCGATCTGGTGTGCGTAGAAGGGGGGAGCAATGGCTAGCGCCGAAGGGATCGTCTACACGGCACTGAAAGACCTGGTGCCCGCAAGTGCTGGGAAGCCCTCGCGCTGCGCGCCGGACGTTGTTCAAGACGGCG